GCCACTAGCAATCGTGCCTGCTGGTGTTGGTAGAGTTAGCCCGTCAAAATTAGTACCCCACACAGCCTCAATATTTACTGCTTGATCGTCTAGTTTTTCTTGTAATAGCTCGTCGTCAAACTCAGGCTCTCCTGGGTCATTGCTGACAAAATTACCTAGATAGGCTTTTAGTTCGGGGAGTGATACAAACGCGGTCATAAATTAGTTATTTTGCGACCTTTTTCGCTTTTAATTCGAGCTTGTTTAAAGCTAAAAGTATATTTACGGTAGTCTTAAAGCCTGCAAATGTTTCGGTGTAGATCCCTAGTTGCCCTGCTATCACAGCGTTTTTCTGTTCCTCTGTTAGTAAGGTTGCAGCCTGTGCTTCGTCGAGTAAGGCTAAGTAGGCTGATAATTTTCCGTTGAAGATCTCGACCTCAATAGGCTTATTATCCGAATCCTTGGCACTTTCAAATAGTTTGAAGCCTGTTAGGGGATCTGTTTGAACTAGGCGTTTTCCTAGCCCTGCAACTACAATGATCCGCGAGTCCATAAAGCCTTCATCGCTAGCATATATAGTTAGCCTCTTAAACGTATACTCAGTGTATGTGGTAACTGTTTCTGTGGCTGTGTTTTCGGCCACTATGATAGGCTCTGGCTCTTGAACTTGGGCTAGTGAAGTAAAAGAAAAAGTGAAAATAAACAATAAAGAAAATAATATTTTTTTCATATTTTAACCTTCAATAAAGAAATAATTATTAATTAACCGTCCAAGTCCCTTCGTGAGACATCACAAACCACTCACCAGATTTCACGCAAACGATAGTAAGGGTACTCCCTATCGTGTTACTTGTTAGGTTGCCCCCTGCTGCTGTTACGCTAGAACCAAGCCTGATAGTGTCTGTCCCAGCCGCATCTACAACTAGATTCTGTGCTACGGTTACAGCATATTTGTAGGTTAGTCCTACTGTTGCAGCGGGTAAGCTACTTGTTATCTGCCCTGCTGCCCCGGTATTTGTTGTGAGTATTCCAGTGTCAGTAGTTCCGCTTAAGGTTTGGTCTGTGGTACGTGCGTTGATAGGTGTACCAGCCACAATGCCCATAGTGCCACCGGCAAACCCGTTGGCTTGCCAGGCGTTGTACGTGGTGTTCGCCTGCCAAATGTAGTTACCACTGTTTGTGGTGTAGCCACTCGAAGCGCTTACACTGGTTGTACTTACCCCGCCTGCTGTAGTCAGCAAGCCGTCTTTCCTTAATGCTCCTTTACTGCTACCACCTACTTGGAAATCAAACAAACTAGAAGCACTAGCGCTTGCATTGTCGGTAACATTGCTTAGTAGGTTGGTAAACGTAACTCCACCGCTGTTCCAAGTTGCTGTATGGGTGATAAACGGAGTACTTGCCGTTACTGTGCCACTTGCAGAAGTAAATTGACCCGCACTATTGATACTTGCTAGGCTCGTTCCCCCTACCTGCCAATCAGTCAATAGCTTACTACCACTACCTACCGCCGTATGAGTGCTATTGATTTTTAATGCGGTGTAACCCGCTGTGCTTGACTGATTTATTACTGGTGCTAGTTGGGCAAAAGTTTGAGTACTACTCGACGCGGTTAGTTCCCCCGTTGCACCAGCAGAATCCACGTTGAACGCTACCGGCGCACTAGTACTTGTACTATCGGCGGCTTGCCGTACGTGTAGCACAGCTGTCGGCCCGGTGATATTGACCCCTACACCGCCTATAAAAATACCGGCGTAATTGTTCGTTCCCTGGGTACAGCTTGAATACAAACCAATATTTGTACCACCGCCAGCGTGACTATTTGACACGTCAAGCGCATAGGTAGTTTGACTAGAATTAGAATTGCTTCCTGACAAATAAACAGCTAAGAGCCTTTGGGCGTTACTTGCAGCAGCAGTTGAGCTACTAGCGAAAGTAAACCCTGTCCTCGCTGCCAGAGTATTCCAATTCCATTGAATTATATTGTTTCCGTGGTTGGTACTCGTAGCATCACCCGTAGCAGCAGCGACACTATTTAGAATTACTGAACTAGCAGCAGAGCCGGTTGCCCCCGTTGCGCCATCAGCGCCCGTTGCACCTGTTGCGCCCGTCGCCCCATTACTACCGGCAGAACCAGTTACCCCAGTTGCTCCTGTGCTTCCAGTGGCACCAGTTGGGCCAGTTGCACCAGTAGCCCCAGGGGAAATGGTTGTGCTTGAGCCGTCGCTTTGGCGAACCTTGACTACACCGTTTTGATCAACCTCCACGCGGGTTTTACCCCTTGGTGGATTGGGATTTGTTGCTCCTTTACGAAAATCCAACCTATCTGTACTAACCTCGTTGGTATCAATAGGAAATTGGGCAAATATGCTAGAAGGCATCAACAAAAATAAAACTAACAATAAAATTCTGTGCATATTTAATTACCTCCTGTAGCACGATCAACCATTGTCCAAACTAACCAATCAATTGTAGCCTCATTAAAATCTTTAAGTTTTATCCCACCTGGTGAGCCATGAGTATCTACTTTTAGTCTGTGATTGCCTTCTTGTAGTGAGGTTATGTACCAGTCTTGATAGGTGTCTTTGGTCTCGTTGTACAACTGCACAACTATAGTTACTGCTGGTGTGCCAACCGGCGTTTCATCAGGAGTAAATTGGTAATCAATCAAAATGGCTGCTTTATCTCTACCACCAGGGAATTGTGATAATTGAGGAGGGTCACCAGCAGCACTATCAGTAGTAGTGTTGGTAAACGCTTCTTGCCATGTATAAAAATCTCTGTGTAAATTGCTCATTGAGAAAACCTTTTGAATTATCTAGTTATAAGTATTAATAAAAATCACTCACTGCGACGGTGGCCCTAAAATCAAAAATAGCCTGCCCATAGAGTTCAGCTTGCTCAAGCATAATCTTTGCTTCGCTTGTTTTCCCTTCTTTAGCAAACTGCCTAGAAGCCTCTAAGAAAGAATTCTTAGCACACAAATCAAGAAAAACGTCTCTAATGTCATTAGTAATAGTATCTGTTGTGCTATTGATTTCGTGGATTGCTGTGTAAGGGAAAAGCTTTTCTGTGCGTGTACTTACTTCTTGCCCATCATCAAACCAAAGTGACCAACCTTTTTTACCATTAGAAAAAACCTCTATAGTAAAACCATCAACACTACTACCACGAGTATTGTAACTCTCATAACTACCTAAGCCCGGCCACCCTCCTATTGGATTACCTCCAAAATTAGGTACTTGCGCAAACGCCCTACCGTCAGTATCAAACCTAGATCTTAGCTGACTACCATAGGAATTATTCTTATAAATATCTATTTCTTGTTTGGCAAGATTGGCATCTAGTAAGTTGCTGTTATATTTGAGCTTGTATAATGCGCCGATTGTTGTAGACCTAAAATTAGAAGGAAGCTCGACACTAGTAGAGTTACCCGTGATCGTAACATCGAGTTTTTGGTTCACTCTAGGCTTGTACTTAGAAATAAACAAACAGGTTTGCCTTTGACCAGCATTGATATGACTGTCTTCGACCAACCCAGAACGCTTGTTATTACTGATGTAGCTACGCAATTCTAAGTAAAAATCTTCTAGGTAATTAGGATCTGGCATAGTGTTGCATTCCTAGGAAAGAAATAGGTAAGGGTAAGAAGCAAATCTTCTTACCCTGTTAATTTAATTAAAGAAGTTATTGTTGAGATTTGAGAATGCCCCAGTTAATAATCTGGCAGAATGGAAAACCAGTAGCTTTATTTTGGTTATTAGGATCTGTAAGCAAGCTAATACCAAACATCTCACGCATGTAGATATCTGCCAAAATAGCATCAAGGGTTATAATATCTGACCCTACTACGGTTTGACCTTGGTACCAATTACCAAACTGACTAACCTGAGAAGACATTTTGCCGTAATTTTGTTTCATTATTAAAGAACGGCCAGCACCAAACGGAAGAGTAGCATTGGTAGAAATATGGGTTTCCCAGTCGTATCTGGCAACTGCTTTCATTTGCTCGGAAAGAATCTCTAATTCCCCTAATTGACTATCATTACGGAATAAATCAGCCTTACGAATTTGAGTACCAATTACACTATCATGTAGAACCATATCACCACGGGCATAATTTGGCTTGCTGGCCAATTTACTATTTTGGTCTGCAACGTTGTAAATATACTCTCTCCAGAACTTTTGTTGATCGTCTGTGCCACAATCAATTTTTTGCCAAATTACATTAGTTAATTCATAATAAGTCACAACAATTTGTGGACTTGTAGGATCTGCCCCATGTCCAACACCACTGGCCAAACAAATAAACCCATCTTCATCCTCTGCCCATTTTGGAGTTGCGGAACCTCCTAAACGTTGAGCGATATAAGTTACACCATTAGAGTCTGTAGTTATGCGCCCTCTGTGTTCACTAATATCAACAGAATTTACAACAACAGTAATTTCATTAATTTTTACTGTATCGAGATCACCGTTTTTCAGCGCAGAATATTCAGTGCGAAAACTTGCAATAGGAGTATTTTTAATTGCTCCACCACTAGTTTGACCGCCAATTACTCTAACAACTGCGTCAATATTGGAAGCAGTACCACCAAAGGTTTTACCTGCTAGGTTGATTGCTACACCAGCTCCAGATCGTTTTTTATACTCACCTGTGTAGGTCAAAGCTCCTGCTGCTTGTGAACCACTAGGAGCCACATTAGCAACTGTGTCTGTTCTAGCTTTTGCATTAGCATCTCCAGCTCGTCTAAACAGTGCGCGTAATCCGCGTGTTACTTGATCACGGTTCATCTTCTCAGTAGCACGCCTTATTTGATTAGATGCTAAATCATAATTAATTTCCATCAAGGCAACCATATGTTGACGAGCTAATTGGATGGAAGCTCCGTAATCATGAGCCACAAATTCCTCGCGTTTATTTTTGCCTGCAATTTGCTGTAGTTTATTTTTGCCTTGGTTATTTGCAAGTAATTCTAAGTTGTCAGGATCATCATTATCTCCCGTTGCGATGGCCGGATAATCCTGGGTAAAAGCAAAAACACGTCCAAAAGCAGGCGAACCAACAGGGGGAGTAGAATCTAGAGAATCAGAACCTAAACCAGAAAAACAAGTTAGTAAGATGTCTAGATCTTCGACTGGGGCTAACTTGCTCACCAGTGATAGGGTGGGCAGCATCACAGTCAGAGTACTATCAACAACTAGAGGAGCACTGGCATCAGTACGTAATGACATCATTCTATTGCCAGACCCTTTAGGTAACAAATCTAGTACTTTATCAATAGCTCCATGTACTCCACCTTGGTCGAAGACACCATCAGTACGCAACCCTTTTGAGCTAGCATACTCAGCAATTTGTTTTAATTGCCCTTCTGCGCTCTTTAGCGCCATTTGCTTAATAGGCTTAACTTTTTCTTGGTAAGCAGCACTAGCCATATTTTGGCGGATTTGTTTAGCTTTACCGTAATCATTTTTAGCAACGTTATCTAAGTAAGCTTCTTGAAATTGGTCATATCTACTCTTGCTAGATGTTTCCACGGTAGTTGTAGCGCCCTTAGGCTTAAGATCAGCATTATTAATATCAAAACCTTTTCCATTTAAAAAGCTGTTTACATTATGCTGAGAAAGAAGCGCAAATCCGTTAGCTAAAGAGGTTTCAGCATCTGCCTTACTTCTAGCAAGCACGCTGTTTTGTTTTATTTTCTCAATATTTCCCTTAGTAAAGGAAGCTTTTTGATAATTTAAATCACCAATCTTAACAACATCACCAGCTAAAAGAGTATTAACGTGTTGTTCGATGTCCTCTCTAGAATCAGTAACTAATACAGGCTTATCATCTTTTGGCTTTTCTTCTGGTTTATCTGCCCTTGGACGGCCATCAGTTGCTAATGTACCAACAACCTTAGTCAATTCTGATATTTGGTTGGCTAAGGCTGTAATAGTAGGATTTTCTTTCTCTACTACTGGACTAGCCGAATGTTGCTTAATGGCATCAAGAAAACTTGGAGCATCGTCCTTTTTCTTTTTATTGTAAGTAGCATTGACCTCAAGGATTGCTTCATTTAACCCTCTGGCATCAGTAGCCATTGCAGTTGCTTCTGTGGAGACTTCGGCATCTGTGGAAACCGCAGCAGCTTTGCTACCCTCTGTTAACTCTTGCATCATATCGCACCAATACTTAAGCGCGATCAATCCTTCTTGAGTTAGCCAGCCTCCCAAAGCCATACCATACACTGCCTCTAAAGATAAAATAGCAGAGTGTTGGGCAAGCTTATTTTGTATAAACTTTGATTGAAAATTAACTTTCATATGATTTACTCCCGTTCTGGATGAATTTTGATAAAAAGTGAGCTTGCCAGATCGAGAGTTATTTTTAAGATCTGGCGATAAACTGTTGAAATTGTTAGGTTTAATAATGGAGTTATTATCGATTTGAGGTTTAATTTCTTTAGGTAAATTATTTTCTAAAAAATATTTTCCTGTTTTTAGTCCTTCTCTAATTTGTTCCTCTGTTTCGTATGAGTTAAATCTAAGCATTACCGCTGAAGGAACATTAGGTATATCAACTTGATCGAAATTAATAATTCTTTCTAACTCTAAGATTTTATTGCCTTTTTCAGTTACTAGAGAGGTCATAGAAACTTTTGGTCTGAACCCATTGGTTCTAACCGCTTTAGAAACCTTTCTGCCTAAATAATTGTCACAATACTGGGTCCAACTGAGGAGTCTTTTATTTTCATCGTCTTGAGTTAACGACTCGGCCTTGAATAACCTTTTTTCAGGATCAGGATAAAAACCCACAGGGTAACCGTTTTGGTCAAAGACTTTTGGTTGATGGCCTAGATAGCCAAACATTGCCCCGTCTTTAATATCCTGCTGGCAGTCATCACAGCGTTGGATCATTGACTCCCAAGTTATTTGTTCGCCGTCCAGCATTGGAGTATCAGCGCGCGTAACTTCAAATAAAATTCGCACTGGATGATCGTCCGGTAGTTGGCCAGAATCTTGGCGGATCTCGTATTCTAAAAATTGAGATTCAATGTTTTTAAGTATATACATATGAATAGCTTAATTAGTAAACTAGTATTAATTGACTCGCTGTGATTCGATTGGATCAACCTCTGTTAGGGCAACAGGACGGGATTGGATCTCGGTTTTTTCTAAGTTACCTTCAACCACTTTACGAATGTCATCAGATTTGTTTTGTTGGGCAATTTGACTGGCTTTTTCTTCTTGGTCCAGCTGTTCTTTTTCACTTTGTGCGTTCACGCGATAAAGCATAGAACCTATCTTAATTTTAGTATCTTTCGTGATTAAAAGTTTTTCGTAATCGTTTCTAGCTTCTTGGTTTACCTTTAATAAATCTTGCAACAAATAAACTTGAGCAACTTGGTACTCTAGCTCAACATCACGAGGATCGATGCCATTTAACGCAAGCTCAAACTGTACAGACTCATCAAGCTCAAAAATCAACATCTGTAAATGAGTCTCTTGTCTACCATAAAACTCTCTAAACTTATGCTCTAATACTCCTACATTAGCGAACTGATCATCTGAAAGCATTTGCCTTGACTGGTGGGCCTCAGAAAGTGAGATCGCCGCACGAAGTTCAACGTCTTTGGTTTTATCTGTGTTGGCATCAGAAGGCAAACGACTAACAGAGCCAGTGGGCATAACAATATCTCTGGCAGGAGCTTGCCCAAACAGTATCCTTCTGAGCTTGGAAATCTTACTTTCGTGATCACGTAATAGATCGTTATGTGCTGGCCGCTTTTCTGGGCCTTCTAATAAATGAATATCAGTAACAGTAGAGTACTTTCTTTGCCAGTACATCTCTTCAAGTAGGTCAACAAACTTAGCGCTAGTTTTACTAGCAAGATTTGACTCAAACAAAGAAAACCCGTAAGGCTCGCCAGGGACATTAAAAAACCTAATATGGTTAATTGCCCACTCTGGAAGCTTAACATTATTATTTTTCTGCCAGACACCTAACGATAAGTCGGGGAGTTGATAAGCTTCGTCTTTATTCTGGAACTGATCAAGCTCGTTAGTACAGCGAATCATTCCATAAACAGGCATCCAGAAAAGCTGTTTTATTTGCGCTTTACCGCTATCAATCCTAGTAATCTCATGCTGCAAATAGCCATTACCATAAAGCAATGATCGTCTAAATATTTCTGGCAGGTACCGTTTTAATTTTACGCGCTTAACAAAATCATCTACAACCTTCTGGGTAACAGTTTTGTTAGCCGCATTAACAACTCTAATTCTCTGAAGGGTACCACCTCCATCATAAGCCAGATTCTTTAAAGCGGTTTTTAGCTCAATATTGAGAGCAATCATCACATCTAATTCAATGTTTTTCCTGACCCGTTGCTGAGGAGTGTTATAGCTAAAATTAACGTGGTGCTGTGAAGGAGTAGGATCACTAAACCCTACAAGCGGGTGAGTTTCTCCCGTCTTAATTGGAGTTCCCTGAGGCGTAACGCTGGCCTGATTACTGCCTATAACATTGCTATAGATAGTAGAAGCTCGTTTGACTATGGGAATGTTTTGGAATTTACTTAAAAAAGACATTGCGAGTAATTAGCTATTCTGCGAGTAATCCAAGGTTTGATTTTTCTGTGAGACAATAGAGCTTACCGTCAACAAGGAAAACAAGTTTATCTAAGTAAAAGCCTTCAACAGTTATTGAATCGGGCACAGGAGTCATGGAGTTAAAATTAAATAGTTCTCTCTCTACCCCGTGCTTATTTTTCCTGATAACCTTTTTACCTTTGATGTAATAAAGATTATCGCCACTGATAGCAGCATCAGTAATAGGTTCTACTGGCTTTGCTTCTTCCACTGGAACATCTTCTATGCTTGCTTCTGGTGATTCTTCTTTGGTGTCTTCTAGTATTGGGTCTGTAGTAGCAGCGATTTCTGGCTGATTCTCAGTTGCTGCTTCTGTTTGTTTTTTTGCCATTTGGTTTTTACTTCCTTTACTTATTAACCGTGCTCTACGCAAACGTATCTAACAACGTCTGGGCCGTGATCGTTAGCCTTTTTAGGTTTACCGTCTTTACCGTAAATATAACTTACAAACTCTGTTGTGAGGTGTACGCAACGAGGATTTACTTTAAGTCGCCTATGACCATTTTTGTCAGCCTTGATGTAAGAGCGAGCTTTTTTAATGCCCTCTTCAACGGTATCTTTACTGTTAATGTAGTAAATATGAAAATCCTCATAAAGACGGTCTTTCAAAGCTGCTGCACTTTTATCGACTATTGCTTGGCGTGGCTTTGGATAAGGCTTAGTATCCAGAGCTTCTTGAATTACTTCCTCTGGTTGTAGTTTTATTCTGTACAGTTCGTCAAAAATATGTATGTCACCATTGCTAAGTAAATGGTAAAACAAAATAACTAAAGGGTGAGAATCCGGTGTAAAATCCCCTTGCTCGTCTTCTTTGCCTGAGTACCCGTTATCTACGCCCCAGTAAACATCTAGGTCTGGGTTATACTCGGCTTCTTTGCTAATGTTGCCCGTTGGATCATCTGGGGTACCGTTCCATTCATCGCTATATACTAATCCCTCCCCGGCTACCCATTTGCCATCTTTGCCTCTGTCCTTTTGTACTCCTGTGAGAGCATCAAGGATTTCCGTTGTTTGTTTGCCGCGAGGTGTTAGATTCCCGTCATCGGTATAAAGAGTTGGGTTGTCTTTATGGAAAGTAGGTAAAAGCTGCAATCTAGTTCTTTTTAGTATCCAGTGATTTGGTGGGCCAGGATTACAATCACCAAACAAAATGGCGATCGGAACGCCATTCTCATCAAAAGCTTTTGCAGATCTTCCCGTTGCTCTAGTAGAAAGAGTTTCCCAGTCTTCTTTATCAAATTCCTCGCATTGGTTGCCATAAATAAAATCACGTTCACCTGAAAGAGATTTACCTGGATCGTCAAGCCCCCCAATGTAAACCCTACTACCATTCGCATAATCGTACCAAAGAGGCTTATTCCCTCCGTAAACCTCAACACCGCCTCTGATCTCTATAACCGCTCGCCAGGTCTCAAGGACTGTGCTATCCATCGTCGCTCTAATTTTGCGAAGGATAGCAGCACGGCTGCCCGGAAACTCTCTGAGTAGACTATCTAGTAACCATAATGCGGCAAATGTTTTACCCGTCTCGTATGGGCCCGAAAGGATAAACTCGCAAGACTCGCGGATAGACTGAATAAAAGCAGCGTTGCCACGAAAACGAGGCAAACGGTTTTCAACTCGTTTATCCTTTTCCTTTTTCGCTGCTATTCTTGATAGCCAGTAATCTACGCTCGTATTCTCTAAGTTCATCGTCGGTCATTTGCTCTAATGGTTTTTCCGGGGCAAACTGGCTCAAAGAGACTTCCTGTTTAATAGGAGTGTCCAGTCCTAATAATTTCGCTTTCCTCTCAGATATCTTGATCAGGTTATTAATGTAGGCAGGATCGCCAGTCCTAGTCTCTTCTTTATCTGAAGTAAAAGATCCTTTGTCGGTGCTACCAGAAATTGTTGTTTGAGCTTTTTCTTTACTGCGTTCCCATTGTTCGTACACGTCATCTTTGAGCGCGTCTAACTCTGCTATCTCTTCTGCTTTGATAGTAGAAATATCTTTTTGTGAAGCTTCTAGCCATTCTTGTTGTAACGCTTTTACGTAGTAAGAAACTTGCTGTCTGCTAATTTTAACACCAAGAATTTTCTCTATTTCTTCAGTAGCTTTCTCTTGTGTACCCTTCCTGAGAATAACTTTAGCGATTATTTCTTTAGCTTTGACTTTTTGGTATTCAGTTAACTTGTGTGCAGTAGATGACATAAATTGCAAAGACTATAAGGCAAAGAAAAAAACCTAGCAGACCCCCGCGCCGTTATCTGACCCGCTGGCCTGCCCGAATGGAAGTGCGTTTGTTGCCCGATTATGAAAGAATTTCTTAAACAAGGAGGTTAATGAAAGAGAAATGTTAGTTGGGCTTAACGCCGTTTAGCACAATGGTTTGATTCAATTGTGTGCGCAATTCTAAGAACTTTCTAAGTAATACAGTCTTATCTGCTGATTCTGGAAGTTCGCTATCTACAAAATCATACAATTCACGAAGCGGTTTATTTAGCTTCTTAATTGTGTCAATTTCCTCTTGAGATTGAGCGCTGTATTCCATTGGGTGAATGTCTTTTAGGTTTCTTAGTGGCATATTATTTCTTTATCTGACCCGTTATGAAGCTTTAGTTTGTTGAGATTGTTGGTTTAAATATCTTTCTGGTAATTGCTTATGAGATATTTTCTTACCTTTGTGCTTATCAGGAGCTTTTGTACGACGAAGGAGAATCAACCAAAACCTATGATCTGGGCCTTCTTTTTGCTCAACGGGAATACCTTCTCTCCATTCATTGGCTTTTGGTAGATAGATTAAATGGTTAACAAAAGAACTAGTGCTGGTTGAACCTGTTCTTGGTTCATATTCTTCTCTATTTCTTTGTTGATTAGTACGATTTCTAGCCATTTTGGGTAAACCTATCCTAGAAGCCCTCAACCAGCCTCGAAGTAATAAAACCTTCTATGGGAGTGCAACTAGTGTATTAAATTAAAAAAAATTCTTAGTTTTTCATAATATTCCTGAAGTAAAAATTTGCTGATTTATTTGAATTAGCCCACATTTATGAATCCGTGTCAATCGGGTTGATTGTGTACAAAACCCATTGTACAAGGAAATATATTCAATAAACTACGCTTGTACTAAACCTGATTTGATAGCATAACGGGTTAGATTAGCAGCTCCAGAAATGCCTAATTTATTACAAACTCTAGTTCTATAGCTATCTACTGTTTTGTTTGAGATTTTTAATTCGCTGGCTATCTGTTTGTTGGTGTAGCCAGTAGCCACTAAGCGCAGTATTTCGGTTTCTCGTGAAGTTAGTTTCAAGATTTTCTATTCTCCTTTTCTGTTTAATTTGTTGTTGGTCTCTCGTTTTGGCCATCCAATTTGCTCAAATTCCACTAGTTTACCGTTAGTGTCATACCGCGGAATATCGATTGAGTAATGGAACCCATCATGGTTGTGAGGTTTCACGCAAAATACTTTTTGAGATAAATTTCCTACTTCCACTGTGGTTTCTGCTCCACAAACTAGTGTTCCTTCCACCTGAATATTTTCTATCTCTCCATTAATTAGTTTCTGAATCACTTTTTTAGCTGATAGTAATTCTGGTTCTTTACACCCATTCTGATTATCGCTCATTTTAATGCCTCCCTTCTTTTTACATTCACTTCTTGGCTCATTCGTGATTATTGCTCTCCTTTCCCTCAAAGTAATTTAAACTGTGAACCTTGTCCTGTTCTGGGGTTGCGAATTTTCTCTCCTAGTGCAATCTATTCAAACGCTCAACTAACTTATCCCAATCTTCCTGAGTAAACGGCGTGACTTCCTCAATGTAAGCTAGCCCATAGTGCAACCTTGCTCTAGGTTGAAAAATTGGTCTTTCCATATCCCTAAAAATTTCTTTGATAATTAAAACATCTGATTGTTTGGGCTTCTTTGACACGAAAACAATCTCAGGCTTAGGTAAAAAGCGTTCCTGCCTAACCATCTCCATTAACTCGATGGTAGAAACGCCAAGAAGGGCTGCTGCCCTCTGTGTAGCTTGAATACGTGAACAACTACTACTCATAATTCCCCTTATCTCTATAGTCCACGTCTTCATCGTCTGGGCAGCCAGACATTTTAGGATAGCTGCTAGGCACTACAGCAGTTAGCTGGTAACAAGTCGCCAGCATTATTGCTTCCTGTCTTGTGCGCCTTAAATGATCAGGAAAATACGATACACAAACATCATTGGTATCCTCAGCACATGCTACCCAACTTGAATGCCCTAAATGTCGATTTTCATTCAATACTTCCAATGCTTCATTTATATCCATTTATCTTTTCCTCATTGCGTAACTAGCCCGATATCTACCTAGCTTCCTGATGCTCTTCTTATGTGGGCGTTTGCCCTTTTTAAGCTTTTTAGGCCTATGTTTAGTATGACCATAAAAACCTGCACACATATTCCTAAACCAAGTTCACAGCTTTTGCCTCGAAATAACTGCTTCTTTTTTAATCCCAAACTGCACTTCATAAGCTTTGTCTGTCCCATCTTTCTCAATCCATAGATGCTGCGTTATAACGATTGCCTTATCATTCTCTGCTGTAACCCAGCCTACCGTCTTAAAAGTCAAACGTGACGCTTTCCAAGTAATAATTTCTAGGTGGTCAGTTGCACTCATTAAGCTGTTTTCTTCAACAACTGTTCTATCAAGCCAGAAGCTTGTTCTTTTGTTTCAACCTTGCCTGTATAGCCTAGAAACCTCAAATATCTCACTTGCTTATCTGTAGCTGGTTGTTGGCCAAACGTTTTTTGCTTTATCTGTTCGGCTCGCTCTGATTTGATAGCTTGCTTTTGTTCATAAGGCTTGTACTCATAGCCCAAGACATAGTGAGCATATTCAAAAGCTTCCATCGTGTTTAACATTTTTCTAAAATCGTCTAGTGCTGCAGCTCGTTCAAGAGAAAGCTGAGGATCATCCAAGTACTTCTTTACTCTTCTACCAACATTGAAAATGATTTGATTAGGTTCTGTTTCCCCGTCTCTAACTGCTAGGTTAAAGAGATTTAGCAAGAAGCCTTTATCTCTAGCTGGTAACGTTGCCCCAAAGTTAGGTTTCTGTTGTTGTTGCATTTTGAGAATCCTTTCTAAGATTTAAGTAGTCTTTTAAATCTTTTATTAAAAATGTATTTATTTGTATAGTTGACCATTGACCTTTATTGACCATTGCCCCAGTAAAGTTTTACTAATATATATATATAGGAAGTTTTCTAGGCGGATGGTCAAATATGGTCAACCGTCAACTAGTACTTTCACTAAGTAAACCAATACCTTTCCACCAATAATAGCCACCAGCGCCCTTGTAGCGCTCAAAGCCTTTAGCAGTTAACTGCCCACCAAAAAACTTTTGGCTATAAACCTTTTCACCGTTTTGCTCACACCATTTTTCGTAAGCTTCCATAAGGGATTTAGCCGAGCATTTAGAATCAGTTTCAGTAAGGCAACAATCCTCTAGGAACCCTCCTAGGGCATCCATTTCGCTACGATAGTTATTAACCGCATCTTTCACTTCATCGGGTACACCAATACCGCTTTTTTGCCATTCTAGGCAGCCTTCTACAGCCCAAGCTAATATACCTGGAAGTTCGCTGAGTAGTTTTTCTGGTAATTGTTTGTCTTGTTCGGCTTCTGGGATAGAGACAACAAATGGGATTAGTTTGATTCTTTTCCAGATGGCGTTATCAGTAGCACTAGCTAAGGGTTTATCATTGCCGTAGATGAAGAGTTTGTGAGTAGGTCTAAAGGTAAAAGGGTTTTCATAAAGGCGTTTTGCTGATATTGTATCAATCCCACCCGTTAGGTCTTTTACTAATTCTTCGTTTAGCTTTTTGCCTTTTCCTATTTCAGAACAACTAACGAATCTTACTCCTGCTAGTTGAGCCACGTTAGCACTAGCATTGCTGTTTGCTTTTGGATCATCAATCAAAGCTGCCACAGGGAACTTAGCAAGAGCATAGGAACCCATCAAGTGTGTGATTGTTTCTAGGAAGGTAGATTTGCCGTTATCGCCTTTAGCACCATAGAGGAAAAACAGGGACTTTTCCATAGTGTTACCTGTCAAACTGTAACCAATAGCGCGACGTAAAAACCCGACTAGGTTTTGATTGCCCTCCATTATTCTATTGAGAAAACTTAGCCAGATAGGGCAAGTGGCATTAGGGATGTATTCTGTAGTTGTAGACTTTGTAAGTAGGTCTGTTTTTTTATGGTAGTGGAGTTTGCCTGTTTTTAAATCAATGGTGCCATTTAAGCAATTAAGCAACCAGGGATCACTATCAAACTGTTCGGGTAATACTGGAATTGTTTCTTGGTTTCTTGCTCTTTCCAGTAAAGCTTTTATCCGTTGGTTGTCCTGCGATTTTATTCCCCATTTTGCTAGGGCAGTGGAGTCTTCCAAGGATTGTGCGCTAGCAGCCTCTTGGAAAATGCTCTTAGCTGTTCGCTCTGCTAGTTGCGCGACGATTCCCAGATCGTCAGATGTCCATTTTTTATCATCCCAAACCAGCCACTTTTTCCAGACGAAGCAGTACTTTATGTTTTCTCCATACAGTCTGACTAATCTTTGGGCATTGCCCATATCAGTTAATGCTAACGGATCGTTGTCTGGACTATCTGTTTTTGCTTCCTCTGGTGAGCCTGGAGGAGTATCTGAAGAAGCTTCCTGATGATTTTCTTTGGAGTTTTCTTTATAAGTAGGCTGCTTAAAATTATAAGTATTTTGTTTTCTTCGCTCTTTGCCTGCTGGATCATCCTCATCTGCCCAAAAGAATAGGCTAGCCAAGGTTATTTTTCCTTTTCCACTACTACCATGAAAGCTAGAGTTATGCCATTTTTGTTCCATTTCTCTACGATCATAGAATGATGAGCCTCTACTCCAGTTATCCCACAGCATTAACCCTATTGTGCCTAATTCACGCAAAGACATTCCCACTTCTACCCAAGGGTCATAGTTTTCTAACCTCCAGCTAGAGAGTCTGGCTAGAGCTTCAGCGGCTTTTTGCTCGTCACTTACACTGTTGCTGTATTTTGAGGATGGGCGATTAGGTTTAAAAGAATAAGGACTAGTTTGCTCAACAGGAGGTTGATACTCTTTTACGAGCTTTTCTATTTGGTTAGTTCTTTCTTCTATTCCTAGATACTGTTCTCCAAGTAAATCAACCGTAATAGCTATAAAACGTCCTTGAGAGTAGGCTTCTAGTTTTGGTTGTTTTTTTGCTTTGGCTATTGTTGGCTGTATTTGGCTTTGACAAAAAATATGCAGGCCCATTTTACTTACACTGATTTCAGTAAAACATGAGAATTCTTTTATAATCTCCCATGCCCATTCTTCGATTTGTCCTTCGCTGTTTCTGCACAGATCTAAATCTATGCCAACAAAAGGGTCGTCCACAGAAAACTCAAAACCTATTCCAGTTAAATTGAACTTGGAAGAGCAATAAATAGCTTCATCAATAGACATCCAGGTTGAAGGATCATTAGATTTTGCGTCCAACAATTTTTTATCTTTGGTGTATTTAGGAAACTTATCCCGCTTACCGTTTGGTTTTACTTTCTCTCCTAGTTTGTAGCTTACCCATTGGCTTCTTTCAGCGAACTCGGGTAATAAATCTTTTATCTTATTGGCGTATCCTACCCAATCCATTTTCATCTACCAAGCTCCTTGCTTTTGGTCGAACTGTTTATAATCCATATCTAGTCTTTCTGAACAAACGCCAGAAAGTTCTCCTTTTCCGTTGGCCAAAGGAAATAGAGGGCAATTAAGCCTTATCCTTTGACATGTTTTTGTTTGCCTGCACTCTTCTAGTGCAGGCAAAGAGTTGGTGTAATCCTTATATGCTTCTTTGGTGCCGTCCTCTTTTTTTTTGATTCTCATTTGGTAAAGCCGAACTGGTTCTAGAAGCTGCTTCTCCTTAGCTTCCTTAAAATTCTTAATGGTTTCATTTAAGTTTTTACCTATTAAAACTAGCTCATCATCAGTAGAACTTTTTTCTATCTGGAGGACTACTTGGTCTATTTCCTTTTCTTTCAATCCAATAACTTTTGCTTCTTCCAACAGCTCTGCCAGCCTAACCAAATATCTTTCCTTTTTACTTAGCTTAGGTTTGCTGGCGTCTAAAATTTCTCCTGTTTCAGGATTGATAACTTCTGTGTTCATAGCTTTACCACTCGCCCTATAGTGTTGAATTCATCTATAAATAAGCCTTGTTGTGAGTGATTCTTAGCACCTAAGAACACAAATATATTTGGCTTTGTACCTGTTTGTTGAAGCTGTCCATTTTCATCTAGGAATTTAATTCTTTTCTTAACAAAACAAACCATTGGGTTTAGAGCCTCCTGAGCTATTAACCCGTGAAACCAATCTGTGTCAGTGCAGCTATTTGCCAGCAAGATAGCAGGCTTATAATGTCGATAAACAAAATGGGTTAGTTTGGTAACCCATGGAGCCATTGTTTTATAGGGAGGGTTCAGGAAAACATTGTCAGCAAAACCCCAATCTTGTTTTAGCCCATCTTGTTCTTTAGTGTAGAAAACATCAGCTCCTACAAACTGGTTAGCTTTAGGAGAACTAGCAGGATCAAGGCGAATATTGCGGCCAAAGACACGCCTTACCATCGCAATGTGCTTTGGAGGTGTGTACCATTCTTGAGTGTTTTCACCTGCTATTTTTGGATCCTCTGTGGCTACCATTTATGTTACCCTTGCCCTTGTAGACGCACTAAAAGCTAATAACTAATTCTGTTAGTAGTAGCAAGTAAGTGAATCTATTTGTTTTGTGGTGTAGGAAGGCTAGTAACTTTTCTCAGGAGACACTAGCCAACCTACTAATAAAAATACTTAGCCTAGGTAGTCACCTAAAACTATTAATTCTTTTTCTGTAAGTTCAAGCAAGGATTCCACTGTATTAAGGGTTGTCGCAATAGTGGAATTGCTTTCTGATGCGATTCCCTCTTTAGGTTTATTAGCCCCTCTGTGAAGTCTATCGTTGATTAAATTAACCTGGTTGACTAATCTATGGCCTATATTTTCTAGTCTGTTGGCTTGGACTGCTAAGGTATCAACGTCCTTAAATCCTTCTAGGTCAGAACTAAGCACAACCTTTTGCTCTAGTCTGCTTTCTAGTCTATGTGCTTTTTCTAGTGGCCTAACTTGTTCTTGGTACTCTCTATTGTTTGCTACTGTCATAAATAAATACTCCTTTAACTAAATTAAAAACTTTTACTTTTGGTCTTCGTAATTTGTCACTGACAAATTGTCGGACAATATGAGATAATCCCCACCAATTGCGGCTTGCTGATAATAGCTTTGGATAAATTTTAGTATTATTAGTAAAGTAAAAGAGGTTATCATGGGTAAATTAATAAATTTAGAACCACAAAAAGAGGAGAAATTGAATTTCCGTCAATTTTTGGAAGTTTACAAAAACCAAAAAGAGGAAATAGAAAAAATACACATCATCCCACCGACCCTTGGTCAGTCTGGTTTTGGCTACGTAGTGATTGTCTGGAAAACCCCAACCTATAAAATTAGAAAAAACGTGTAACTTAAACCCTTATGAGTCAACCACCAAACAAAAAAGATCAAGCGTTAGCCGCCAAACCTGTAGCTTCAGACCCAGAACTGATCAAACAGTTCTTAGATCTTCAAGGAAAAGAAATCGGGGTTAAGCTTGAAGAAGTCGTTCTTCGCAGGCAAGAGCAAGCCAACTCTCATGAATATGCAAAGAAAGCTCTTGATGCTCAAGTGGAAGATCTTGACAGGGAGAGAAAGCACAGACACCAAATACAAAGAGAACGACTAATTTTTGCTTCTTTAGTTTTGTTGGTTTTTGGCTCTTTCGTGATAGTTGCTTTGGTTTATAACAAGGAAAGTATAGCTCAGCAAATTATTCAAGCGCTGCTGTTTCTCTTGGCTGGTGGTCTGGGCGGATACTCTTTGGGTAAAAACCGATCACACCAAAAGCGAGAGAACCAAGACGATTCCTCTACTTAAAGTCCCGTAAGTTCGTAATTAAAACCGTAATTCGTAAATTGTCAAACAACACACAATCTCAATAAATCGTGTGTTGAATTCAAAGCATTGAAAGTTTAGCGGTTCGCAGGCTCCAGGCTGTGTTCGTTTGGCACTTCTTTTACTGTAGGTAACCAAGGGTTTTTCGTGGTTTTTTTAACTCTGTTTTGGTGCTCTAGCCAATTTGGACGCAAGTAAACTTCCTTGTCGCACATTTTGCAATAAGCTGCTATCCCGTCTGTTGCATCTGGCAACCAGGCTCGTGAAGCTTCTTCTTTGCTTTCCCAGTTCGTTGACTTGCAACAAGGGCACCTATCTGGAGTTTTTACGATTCCCAAAGGTAGACCTTCAATCCACTCTATCTCAACGCCAAACCAAGTATTATGGCATCTTTGGCAATGAAAAGGTTTTTGTTTGCTCATATCTTCGTCAGCCTCTTTAGAAAGAGCCAAAGGATCTAGCCCTCGCTCTAAATTTTGTTCATTGATACTAGTCACGTAACACCTCTTAAATTACCAAAAACTAACCGTAATTGCAATTAAAATTGCGATTCAACTATATTTCAAAACTTTTCATTCAACGTGATTTGAAATATAATTGCAGTTAGGGTTTATGTCAAGATTTATTTGCCGAACTGATCTAAAATAGTCCATCAAAAGAAAATTAAGATTTTTGCGAATATTACTTGCAATTATACTTGCACTTGCTATTATTGTTCCAACACAAACGAGAGCTTTTAGCATTCAGCAACTTCAATTCGCTCTCGTTGGTCTTTCAAAATAACGATTGCCGCCTGTGGGCACTGTCAGGCTAGTTAGCAGCCTAGGAACTGTTAGCTGTAAGTAAGCTGTAAAACCTGATTTGGTTTCTCAACTGAATATTTTTTCTAATTTCTAGTCTCTGACAACTTGCGTCTAATCAAGACAAAAGGAGAGTCAACCCACAGTAAAATAGCAGTGAATGAAGTAGTGTCTAGGTTGTTTACTCTCGTTGGTTATTTTGGTCATAATATAAGTATAATTGATATATTTTTAACCCATATTATGTCTATTTTTTATCTTAAGAAAGATAAACGAAATTATATTTTTAATCAACATTTAAATTAAGTAATTTTTCTATTCCGATTTTTCTATTTAATAACTTTTATCGTGCAGAAATAATTTATAAGGAAGGCAAAACAATGAGCGAGCAAGAATTGAAAAGTTTAACTTTATCCCAGGAATATACAGCAGCAGTAATACGGGGTCATCATATAGGGCGATTTATCCAAGAGAGCAAAACCGATACCCCTGTTTCTTTGAGCAGTATTATCCTCCGTTTACCAACTTCCCGAACACCTACTCCCAAGAAAGAGGGCGCGGAGTTTATCCAAGATACCGACAGAGGACTTTGGCCTAGCAATGAATCAATCCAGATAGTTTTAAGTAGCGAAGAAGGATCGGACTTCTTCAAAGTAGGCCAAAAGTACAAAATTACAATTACCGCCCTACCTTAGTTTTTGTAAATAATTAAGGCGCTTGCTACGCTGGTAGACGAGTGAGTGTATTTAATGTCAATTATTTCTATCGCTGCTTGCTCTGCTAGCCATTCGTTAATTAGCTCTTCTAAGTTTTTGCGGGTTGTTCGTTCATCAACCTCTCCTGGTTCGGTATGTTCGTACACATCCCCTTTGAATATTTTAACTTTAATCATTTTAGGTGTTACTCCTATTGTTGAAATTATACTGTGCTGAGACAGCGATGGGAGTATACACCTAGTTTAAGCCATTACGTTTAATACAAAGCTTAAGAGTAAAAAAAATAATAACTTTTTAATCAAACTACTTGCTGTTAAACATTAAGTATAGAAGGAGTAATCACATATGCCAGTACTTGAAAAAGTGAAAGAAGTGAAAGAAGTCAAAGAAACCAGGCAACAAAAGTTTTTCACGGTGGCCAAGAAAGAAGACGTAGTTGCCGAGGTTTTCAAACAAACGAACTATAGTAAACAATTCGCTGGAATAGCCGTAAACGTTACCCTTGAGGCTATTATAGGGCTACTTAAACAAGGCCTAGAAATTGACGTGGAGAACCTTGGTAGCTTTAGAAAGGCCACTGACCCAGATGGTAAACAAGTTTTCGTTTTCAAGCCAATTGGTTAGCAACTCAGGAGGTCAGAATAATGGTGAACAAAAAAGATTTTGTCTTAAAAATCATTGCCGCCGTTTTCTTACTCGCCCTGGTAGTGTTTGTATTCTACTTGGCCGGGTTTGGCTACCCAGGGATTTAGAGGAGCAGCTATGAAACGCGTCCCACTTGAACAGCTTAAAGGTACACTGCGCCCTGGTGATTATGTTGGCGCTCAAGCAGAAGAGTTGCACGAAGTAACGGCAATCGAGCCTGACGGTTTCACCTATAAAACCTGTTATGCAAACCACATAAGGATATTTTGGACGGGTCACCAGCTTTACCAAGGACAAATGATTGAGAGTGTTCCTAGGTCTTACTTTTGGCTACCTGGCGAGCTACTAGACTCAACAGAGATTGCCAGGATCAAAAGCGAAAGACGCAAGGAGCGAGGGAAATGAACGCTAAAAGCAAAGCCTTTGGAGAACATTTAAGAGGATTAAGGCAAGCGAAAAAAGTTACCCTAAAGCAAATCGCTGAAAGAACCTTTATCGATATTAGTTACATTTCTAGATTAGAAAAGGGTGTTCTCGTTTCGATCCCGACAAGGGAAACGATTGATAAAATATCGAAAGCCTTAATTTGCACAGAGCAAGAATACAATGCCTTGTTAGCCAAAGCTGGCAGGATAGATACTGACCTAGAAAAATACGCACTGATAGCACAAGCTAGGCCAGAGTTAAAAACCTTGTTTGGTTTAGCGACAAGCTTAACAGCAGGACAAATCAATCAGCTAATAAGCACTATCGAGCATTATGAATGAGGGTTGAAAGTATAAACAATATGACAACTATTAGTATTAGCGATGAGGCTGCCGAGTTAGTGCTACAAATATTGTATGAAATAAGTGCTCAATATTCTGACCCAGATAATCCTAAAGAAGATAATTCTTACAATATTTCTTTATTGCAAAACGTTATTGACGAACTGGAAATCAATAGGGGTTGAAGGGGCTAAGCTTCCCTAGCCCCTTTTACTACTAACCATTAATTTGCTTTGGCTGATCGTGTGTAGGGTCCAGTTGTATCTTGGGGATTAACTTGCTTGGGTAAAGATCAAAGAACTGAGCAAAAGCATTCTGGAAAAACCCGACTTTTACTTTGTAATCCTTTGATAAATTGTAAGCTCTAATTAGTTCGTTGTGGCATTTTGCATCCAAGACTAGCTTGATAGGTGGCTCTTCTGCCTCGATTGTGAGTACCTCAGTATTCCACTTTCTCAAACCAGCGGCGTCAATCTTTTCTGTTGAGGTTATAGATTTTTCTATTTCTATAAACTTTTTGGCTAGGTCAGAATGAGATCGGGATTTTTCGCTGGTTTTTAGTATAAGGTTTATTATTGAAACCACAGTAACAGTAGCACCAGTGAAAACAGTAATCTCGGCGTATGCAGACTTGAGAGCTAACCCAACAGTAGCAGAACCCATTATAAGTGAAAGCCCAGTACTAACTTGCTGAAAAGCGTCGTAAAACTTTCTTCTGTAGGTATGATAGCGAACAGATTTCCTCACAGTAAAAAGTAATTCGTGGTGCTGAGCTTCTAGCTCTTTGGGTATTTCTTGCATATCAATCTTCCTTTCCTTTGTCTGGTTTTGGTGAAGTCGAGTCAGTTACTGGAGTATTATAACTCTCTCTTACTGGTTTTGTCGGATTATTTGGAGGTGGTATAGGTTGGTTTGGACGAACCCTATTTGATTCTATGCCAGGATCATGAGCAGAATCGCGCCTTATCTGAACTCTATCGTCTTTTTTCTCATTCATTTATTCAAGTTTCCTTTTCGTGGGTGTTGGGTAAATCTATATTAGATAAAAGTGCTATCCAATATCCCACAAAAGGAGTTTTTTGGAAAGGGGCTTAAAGTGAAATACTGTAAACCCCTTGTAAGATCAGACTATTAACTTTCAGTTGTCACAGAACAACTCTCGCCAGGAGTACTATTTTAGTGGCGTTAACCCCTTGGCCTAAACACAACTCGATTAGGCCGCCAAAGGAGCAAAATGAATCTAGCTACAAATGTAGAAAATGTTTATAATCTGGCTCATATGCCAAAAATCATAGACACAGAATTACAAAATCTAGCAGGAATAGAAAAACTAGACATTCCTAGTTTTTGTGAATCTGTCCGCAATGAAGCCAAACTAGACAAGAAGCAGATTGCCGAACAGCTAGGAATTTCTGTTAGAGCTTATGAGATGTTAGTCGCTGGAGACAGCGAAAACCTGAAAGGTAAAACCTTATTAGGCTTACTTCTAATTCGTGCAAAAACTCGCAACGTTAACCTAAAAGCTCTCTTCCTCTAATCTGTAAATTTTAACAAGACAACGAAAGAATAGAAGTACGCTTCCTTTATGTCAATATAATTTTGCCTAAAATTATATATTTTTCTATTGTATTTGGAAGTGTACTTCGTTATAATCTAACTATCAACTAAGTCACTTACACGAGGTTAGATTATGAACGCAATCAATACCAACCAAATTAACTTAATCGAAGCGCTACCCGCGATCTACACAATAGCTCAACCAACCCAACGCGAGATTGATAGCCTAGTTTCCTGGGTAAAGCGTGAGGGCAAGGTTAGTTATTTTGACGCGAGTGTAGTTTTAGAAAGTGCTGTTATTGGCGCTGCTCTTAAGGCTGGCTTGTTGGTTGAAGTGAATAATGTGTTGAGTTTGCCAGTTGTTGAAGTTGCAGCAGCTCCAGCAGCAGAAAATGAAACTCCAGCAATCAAGGAGATTGATAGACAAATTATGGAAAACCAAAACTCTGAAGATCCTGCACTCAAGGCACACTCTGAAATGTTGCGTGCTTGCACTACTAATAATGATTGGTTTGATAACCTAGTTGCTGAAGATGAAGCACGACTAGCGGCAGAAAAAGCAGCACTTATTGAATATCACAAACAGCTAGGCTTAGCTGGCGAAGTTTTAACAATTGAAAACCTTACTTGTGTCAATCTCGATAAACCTAAATACGAATACTGGTGTTTTGTTGGTACTGAACAGGCTTGTTTAGACGCTCAATTGGTACTGAAACACGAATGGCTAGTGTCTGATTGTTTTGTTACTCCACTATCTAAAAATGGCGAAAAATTCAAATTGACGGTCAAACCAAGAGTCTTAACTGGATATGTTGAGGTGTCTGGTTACATACAAAAGATAAGGAAGGCAGCTTAAGGATTTACTTTACTCGACCAGACGTGACTAAGCTAGACTTGTCCCAGCACGTCAAAACAGCACCAATCTAGACCTAACTCTACACAACAAAGCCTATTATAGGCACTCGATTTTTGATAATTTAATAGCTTTTATTAGGTAGTTTATTTAATAATTTTATTTTACAAAGCTCCGCAAATCCAGGCCAAGCGCTACACCACAGAACGAAACGCTACAAAACGCAACATTACTATGCCCTACTGTACGCCACCTGACCTCTCATGTCGTTTCGATACGAAACTATACCAAGCGACACGTTACAATACAAAACTTTATCTAACAAGGAGAAACAATTTTGAGTACAAAAACAGTAACAAAGAAAGAGGCTTTGCCCTCAACCCCTGGCTATAAAAGGATTACGTTTAATATTAAAGGCACTTCAGCCTTAGTTTTAGATAACGGGGAAATGTCAAATCCACTTAATCCAAACATAGGGGTGCTAAAACCCATATCCGCAAAAAGAACCAAGACACAACAAGACCATATACTGCTAGCTAAAACACAGTGGTTATTAGCTTTCTATGGTTCTGAAGAAGGATTGATAAGCTTGAACCCTAAAACAAACCAATTAGAGGCTGTTGGGTTTGGCTATCCAGTGTTATCAGCAAATAACATTTTCTCAATGGTTCACGAAGGCAGCAAGAAAATTAAGCTAGGCACGCAAATCAAAACAGGTATAAGCGTAGTCAATCTAAACCATAAGATTATCTTTCCAGAAGATTTATCAATATTAGAAATGCTCGACCTTTTCCAAGATAAGCCCTCTGAGAACGGCGAACACGTCAAACTAGGCAGTAAGTTTGTTTTAAGTGAAATGAGAAAAACTAGTCAAGGCCAAAAAGTTTTATACGTTCGTCCTTACTTTCCTGACTGGGGATTGAGCTTTACCTTGGAGTATATGACCAACGTTCTCGACCAATCTCAGGTTATTGAATGCGTTGAAAAGGCTGGAAACCTTTGTGGGGTTGGAGCTTTAAGACCAAGACAAGGCAAATTTATCGTAGAAAGTTTTAGCTAAGTTATCGGTTCTTTCCTTTGCTATGCACGCCATCGCTTAACTATTCATGTCCAAACTGCACGTCACGGCACCGTACGGTACACGGCTGAACTCAACCACGCCCAACGGCACAAGACAAAACAACACTAACCAGAAAGGTTTATATGACGGAAATAAAACAATATCCTTTGGATTTTTCAGCTTTAGAAAAAGGAACTAACATTTTACAGGAGCAAATTGAAGAAATTTATAAGGTTAAAGCAGGGTCGAACGAATACGACCTTAAAAAACTAGAACTTCAAAACCGCATAGAAGTTGAATTAGCCCTGCGTGGCTTACTGGTTACAGTGAAAAGCGTTAAAAATGGGTTACGTATCTTGACCGACCCAGAAGCAGCCATCCATAACCAAAAACGCTTTAATAATGAATTAAAAACGCTCGCCAGGGTTCACAGTAGAAAAGCAGCAGTAGACACAGCCAACTTAAATGAAACCGAAAAGGTTATTCACCAGAGGGATTTACATGACCAAGGGCGATACATGCAAGCTTTGAATACCGTAAGAAGGCAAATAGTAGTTGAAACAAGAAAGAGTAGATTTGCTTTGCAAGAAAAAGGTTAGTGATTTTCTTTTTCCTCCTTTTGTTAGCGCATTGCCTGCATCGACTGGGATTAGGGATTAGAGCAATGCCTCCTCAATCAAGGCAGTTTTCGGGGGAAGCTGCCTTTCTTTTTACGAAAGGAAAGAATTATGAGCTTTGTACCAGATTGGGTAAATGAAATATTACCGAGGGTTTTACCTTACCCTTGGAAAGAAATAAGCACACCATTGCCAGCAAGCACAGGTAAAGCATATAGAAGAACGAAAGACATGGGATTAGAGGTTGCTGTAATTGTTACGGGAGAAACAGAACTTGACGGAAAACGTTGGATGCACGTTTCTGTTAGCACCAACAAAGGGATGCCTGGTTGGTACATACTAAGAGAAGTGAAAGATATATTCATTGGTAGAGACAAAGAAGCTATTCAGAAGCTGCCTAAACAATCTGAATACGTGAACATCAATCCATCAGTATTGCATTTGTGGCATTGTGCAGATGGTGAAGTCACTCCAGATTTTACCAGAGGATTAGGCACAATTTTCAAATTGTGCCTAGCTGTTTTGATATTTATTTTGTTTGTTTACTTAGGGTTAGCTTATGGGCAATGAATCTTTTGATTTCAATTTCACTGAGCAGGATACAGAAATAACTATCACCCATAAAGGCAATCATATTCTTTTAACTAATGGTTGTCGTGTGAAGCTTATTGACGGTCGAGAAGCTTTACCAATCAAAGAAAAATTTGGAATTAGTAAGCGAGCAAAACTAACTGAGGCTTTGAATCAAAAGCAAATAAATTTATTGTGGTTTTCGTTTCAGCATAACCCAGAGCTATTTTAGTTTTAACAATTATTTTGGTTTGTGAGTAACTTCCATTAGAACAAGGATTGAAACATCTAAGCCCTGGGCGAGTAGGGCTTATGGGGTTTGTAGCTTAATTGGTAAAGCAAGTAAACCTAAAAACTTGATGTTGGTTCGAATCCAAGCAAACCCTTCACCTCTACCAAGAGGTTATTTTGGTCGAAAAGGAGAGTCTCCTTAATAATTTTTTAACTTATTCTAAACAGTAGAGATTGGCCTATCTTGTGATTAGATAGGCATTTTGGTCGTGCTGATAGGCAGCAATAACCCTATAGTAAGGTTTAGGGTTATAAGGATTCGATTTCCTAGCGACTCTTTTGTGTATAAGCCCAAAGTCCAAACTTTTATACATTATTTTACTCATAAGGAATTACCCATATGAAGGAAAAAGAATATAAGGATTTTCTTGAAGCAATGGCATTTGTAGGTGATTTACCTTTGCCAGCAGAACAAGTACAAAAAGCCCTTTACGAGTATGTAAGTGCTAAAATGCAGGATTTCACAGACCTATCCATGACCCTATCAGGTATGGGGTTATACACCCCCAAGGAAAGAGCTTTGCTTACAGCAGATTGGATTAACCTTGTTGCTGATGTCGAGCAAAAAGCCAGCATTATTAAATTCTTTGAGGGGATGCTGGAAGAGCTGAAGCACCCCACGCCATTAGGAAATAGGTTAGTAAAAGAAATGGAAAGAGAGGGAGAAAACGATGTCGTTAACTGATTTGGAAGAAGTGCAATTACCTTAAAATGACAGGTTCGGCAATGGCTTAACTAAACCTTTGACTCTTAATAGCTTATCTGTGAAGCCAAGTAACAGCAGCACTACTGAAGAAAAGATAAAGAAAATATACCAAACGATTGATAACCCAGTAGATAGAACCTTAGCGATTATGCGCTTGCCTAGTGGGAGATAAAAGAGAATGGCTACCAACAAAACTAAAACTTGGCATTGGAGGGTAGATGAGAAAAAGACTGATAGATAGAATCGATTGTAAAAGTTTTTCTACAACAGAAGGCTACAAACATTTGGCCTGTATTAAAGGAACTGGGATTAATTGCAATCTAATTAGTGACCAAATTATAGCCAAGAAAACCAATGAAGAGCTCTTAAAAGCTTTTCCCATTTTAGAGGAACAAGACGTTCGAGCAGCAAAACTATTTACCCAACTAGTTAAGGCTCAACATCCAGGGTCTATTGTTCGCCTTATTAAAAAACTTAATCAAAAGGAACCAGCCCCTCCTAAAACTTATCTTCTTGATGTTCAAGGTTTGTACGACTTGGAAAATGGTGGACTAATGGCTTACTACAGTAAAGGCCACCAAGACAAAGAGGAGTTCTTGGGAGCTGTGATGGACGAGTATCCGTTGGAGTTTTCTATCAATTCGGTAACTTACGAATGGGGTAAATGGGAGTTTCAAGGGGAAAGCAAGCAATTAGGCTTACAACATTATACTTTTAGGCGCTCGATTAGAGGTGAATTCCCCATCACCTACATTGAAATATAACTATCTACATAAGGAGTGGGTATGTCCACATCAAGGCAGGATTTCTTAATCGCTAGCTTGAAAAACGCCGAAGACAAAAAAGCTCTGCTGAGAGCAGAGCTTAAGAAAGCTGAAGAGAGTGTAAAGAACCTCAAAAAATCTATCAGTACTATAGATAAAGAGGTTACTGGTATTTATGATGAGTTAATTGGAAAGGTTAGTTACCCTATTTTGGATGCCATTGAAGAAGCACAACAACCAACAGAGGTAACACAGCCAATACAACCAGAAACCTTATCCCTAGCACCTTTTGCCATTACGGAGACAGTAGTTCCATCTCAAATTATTACCTTTGAGCGAGTTGGAAAAAGAGGAGATTCTTTTGATTGTGTCCACTTTTACAGAGGCAGTGAAGTTTTCCAGATGCCTTTTGATAAGATAGAACTTCGTCTTATAGGTGATGATCCTAGCTCCTACAAAAACTATTTAGATTTGTGTGACACTGCTTGGAATGAACTCCACAAAGAGGATGTAGAGCAAAAGGTGTTGGCTTCGTTAATAGATGATCTTCAACCCCTGGAACCTAATTGGATCGTATGGAAGATTGAAGAAAATACTATTACCTTGCTCAAAGGGGTAGAAAGAAGAATTGTGCCTACTAAGATCGTAGCAAAGCTTAATTTGGATACATATCTATGTTCTTCGCAGAAATCATTAGAAACCCTTTGGGATCATTGTCTGAGTCCAGAAGAAGCAAAAGAGCCTACCCAGGAGGAGATTGAGCCTACTCCGCAAGCAGCTCCAGAAGTGCAGCATGATCAGCCTAAGGAAGTAAAAGAAAAATACATTGCGTCAGTTCAACCAGGAGGCATTTTAACTATTGCTTTGGCTAGTCAAAGTCGTGGTTTTGGTTCTATTGGTCAAACGCTTCTAACCTGGTACGGCTACACTTTGTACGATACCAAGGGAGATCCAGCAGTAGACAAAATTCCTCAAAAGGTTTTAGAAGAACTTTGGAATCATCATGTGGATCGCTTTGTAACCTTTAGTTCTTGGCAGAAAGAAACGAAACAGAAAGAACAAATAAGTGCACATGAGTCTGATCACGACGATGGGATAGACAAAATTCACCGTATCTTTCTACCAGATAAAAGCTTAGTCCTTAAACTTGGTGGCAGAACTCGCAAAGTCAGTGCTGCAAATATTCCTGAAAACTTTAATCCATGTTTTCAAGATGAGCTTAACCAGCTTTGGGTATCAGATAAGGCTCGTGATTATTATCCCAAAGATGGAGAGTTACCCAATATTGTTAATCTTGTACCTCCTACAAGCATTGCTTGCACTGTTGTAGCAGGAACACCAACAAAAACTAGTAAGAGAAAAAGTAAAAGTAAATCAACAGAAGTAACAACTTAATTTTTATCAAACAGAAAGGAAATTTAATGTCAGAAAGTAATGATGCTAAAGAGTTAGAGAAAATAGAAAAGATTGTTGAAGAACAGGAAAAGGAATTTAGCGGGCGCTACGGTGGTGAATTGCATAAGCGCTTGCTCTATGTAATCAGAAATTATCAGGCTGCTACCCGTGATTCTTTAGCAGCTTCTAAAGCGGTTCGTGATGATGTTCTTACTTATCTTCGTGCTATTGCCTTAATCGTCCAATCTGTTGGGAATAGCAGTACACACAGGGAAAAAGATGCCAGAGTAAGGGGACTAGTTGAAATTTTAGAAAGTGCTATTAAAACCCTTGTTAACCAAGATTTTAAGCTTACAAGTTCTTGGCATAGCAGGGGTGACATATTTAAATGTGATTACCCAGTAAGGGAGTATCACCAACAGATTTACCAACTCCAACAGCAAGTAGAGCAATTAGGCACAAAATTAGGGCTACCTAAAGAAGAGATAAAAGAAAGAAAAGAAGGAAAGTATTATCCATCTCGTGAAGAGAGTTATTTTTAACTTATGAACTACACATTACCAACTCAAATCGCCCTTTGCCCTGAGTGTGACGGCCAACTAATAATTGAGATCGACGAGTGGGAAAGTGACTCCAGAAAACCTACGGATTGCGGGATTACAGTTTCTTGTAAAAAAGAATGGTTAGCTCAATTTGATTTAATTGCTGGTGATATTTCTATTGCCCAGTTTGACGAGATTTCACACGCACATTATTTCAATATTTGGATTAAGGCTCAAGTTGAGGTTGCTGAGTGGGCAATAGCTCATATTAGAGTTAGTAGAGCTGAAAATAAACATGGTAGCCACAATCTCAAGGTTGTGAACTGGGGCAAAAAGAACAAGAAAAACAACCCTAACCACAAAAGAAATATTAGGAGATTCACGCAATGAAACAACTAACAAAAACTAATCTTATACCAGGCTTACAAATAAGTATTGATCCTAGTGGCTTACTTTTCCACCTAGCAGAACAAACTAGTCCGCAAGAGCTTGCTTTTACTCTACTCAAAAAGTATGGAGCTAGCCCCTTACTAGATGCGCTAAAACAAGGTTTTAGCGCAGTGGAAACTAAGTTCTCAGAACCAAATGACCCAGAAGAACAAAAAACTTCTATTGTAGTAGTGCCCGATCCTCCTGAATTACCAGACGAAATAGACGAGTTTTTATCTAGGCCAGCTCCTCCACCTAAAATTAATACTAAAAAGCCTGTTAAAGAATGTTTTAATCCTAACTGTAAAAAGAATTTTATCCTTAACCATCCAAGTAAAAAGTATTGCACATCACAATGTGCCAAGATCCACTGGGAAGATACTCACAGAGGGTACATTCAGGAAAAAGCTAAAGACAGGTATTGGCAAAAAAAGCTAATAGGACAAGGGTCAAGCTTGGAAACCTCAAAGGAGGAAGAGTAGTCGAACTAGTCGAACCAACAACAAAAGATTTGCAGTTAATAAAATTAGAAAAACCACCCTTTAATATTGAGGAGATCCTTTTAGATGAAACCAGCCAACACCAACACGAACCAGAAAGCGCACCAGAAAGAAAGACAGAAACAATTGCCCAAAGAGGAGCTGATCCAGGAGATTTCAGACGCAACATGCCTGAGCAAATGGACAGTACAAACCGTATTGGATCAGCTTTCAGCAACACTATTGAGCCATCTTTACCAGGGGAAGATTGTAGCTCTGCCATCAATTGGGCGATTTCAGAAGGTATTGAAGCCAGCACGCAATGTAAAGCACCCTCAGACGAGAGAGATGATGAAACTACCAGCCAAGAAAGCAGTCAAATTCAAGGCCGCACAATCAGTTTTGGACACTCTGAACCTAAGGTAGTTTCTAATATTTCTAATATTTCTAATGCCATCACTGGGCAAGACGTACCTTATAAATGTCAGTATTGCCAAAAGAAATATTTGTACAGTGGGGTACTTCCTTGTCCTAAATATTGTTCTCTCTGCGAGAAGCAGATAAAGAGAGATGCCAAAGAAAAAGCTAGTAAGCCTCCCACTTACAAAACTTATCAAGCTCTGAAAAACAGCAACTTTAAGGTAAAAGAAATTGATAGTTTGAACAAGAAATTTTAAGCATTATATAAAGAAAGGATTTTATGAGCGGAATTACCCCAGGAAATATAAAAGTTAGGATTACCCAGCATTTGAAAATCAATCGTCCTGACTGGAATAGGCAATTATACATTGACGAACTAATAGACAAAGCCCCAGGAGTTTTAGTTGTACTGGCAATCAATCGCCCTTTGGATCAGGGAAAAGGGGAAAGCTTGGCTATTCCACTAGATAAGGACGATTTAAGAAAAGTGGTTGAAACCCTGACCAAGATATTAAACCAAGAATAAGAGAAGAACAAGGAAAGGAGTAAGAGAACGTGATCGTTAACATTATCGACCAAGTGAAAGTAAATATGTGGAGACTTTGTAGAGTAGGTAAGGCAAGCGTATTTTACCCACTAGATATTGAGCAGGATTGGGTTAGGGTTGACCTGCAAGACAAGGACATCTTGAATAACAGCCTGACCAGGAAACAACTGTGGTTTATTGATTTATTAGAAACAGACGAAATCTTTTGCCCGCAGATTTGCAAAAGTAAATACATTGCTACTATGGAAGCAAAGTATAGAGAACGGTTTAAGAAACTTCTTTTGGAAAAGTCCCTAGGGACCAGAGATATTGATTATCTGCTTGGAACCCTGGAATTTACTTTCTTCAATGGCGTACTAGGGTATGACTGCAAATAAGGCGAAATAATTTCACCTAAAACTATAGGTTAAAATTAAAACCGATTTTAATTTTGATAAAAATAAATTATTAAGCTGCTTATTTTGAGTAGTTTGAAAAATTAAAAAACTCGAGCAGGGAAAATTATAAGCAAAACAAAATAAGGAAAGGAGCAAACAAGATGGCGAGTAATGTTGTTCACATAAATTCACTTCAACAAATGGAAGATCTTGCACAGCAAAATAAATTACTCCTTCGTGTGAATGAAGCTTGTAAACTTACTGGAATATCTCGCTCGCTGGGTTATAAGATGATTAATTCTGGAGAGTGGCCAGTAATAAAAGTAGGAGGTAAAGCTGTTAGAATACCTCTTGAGGAGTTAAAAAACTGGATTGATAGTAAGTTAAAAAGTAAAAACTGAGGATTTATTCTATGGGTAAACGTGGACAAAATGAAGGCAGTATTTATAAACGTGAAGATGGCCGCTGGGCTGGAGCTGTAACACTGGGTTGGAAAAACGGCAAGTTGCAAAGAAAAACTTTTTATGGGCAAACCAGAAAAGAAGTCCAAGAAAAAGTTACCACTGTGCTAAGGGACATCCAACAAGGTTTGCCCGTTAGCATTGAAAAACAGACAGTGGGCCAGTTCTTAGAGGACTGGTTAGAAAATACTGTCAAAAAATCCGTTCGTCCTCGCACTTATCAGGGCTACGAGCAGGTTGTTAGACTTCACTTGAAACCCCAAATTGGAAATGTTTCGCTAACTAAACTTTCTCCCCAACAGGTTCAAGCTTGTCTTAACGCCTTGGAAGCCGGTGGTTTAGGGGCTAGAACAGTGGCTTACACCCGCACAGTACTAAGGACAGCACTAAGCCGGGCTGTTAAGTGGGGTTTGATTGTTCGCAATGTAGCAGCACTGGTTGATCCACCACGTTATAAACCCAAAGAAATTCAAGTTTTAAGTTTGGCTGAGATTAAGATATTCCTGAAAGCTATTAGTGGCAATCGTCTAGAGGCTCTCTACCTCACAGCCTTAATGTTAGGGCTTCGTGAAGGAGAAGTTTTAGGTTTACGTTGGGAGGATATTGATTTTAATGCTAGGACACTAACAGTAAAATTCGCCATGCAAAGAATCAACAAGAAACTTCAGTTAGTTGAACCCAAAACGGAAAAAAGTAGAAGGACATTACCTTTGCCAGATTTGTTGGCTGCTACTCTGAAAACCCATCGCAAATATCAATTAGCAGATAAATTATTAGCTGGAAAGCAGTGGAACGAAACTAATTTACTTTTCACTACCAACACGGGTAATCCTTTTGATGGTTCGACTATAGTACGCAGGCTCCAAAAACTTCTAGTAGATATTGGGCTTCCTAAGTATCGTTTTCATGATCTCAGACATTCTTGTGCTTCCCTTCTCTTGTCCCAAGGGTTACCAGCAAGAACAATTATGGAAATTCTTGGACACTCTCAAATTAATCTTACCCTTAATACCTACTCGCATGTTTTTCCAGAAATGACCCGAGCAGCAGCGGATGTAATGGATAATTTGTTGAGTAGTAAATTACCTAACGAGAAAACCAGCAAACAATAGTTACTTTTTTGTGGGTTGCTGTCAAGGTTGCTGTCAGTTTGAAAAACTGAGAAATTAAGGCGAATAGGATTAGTTATAAGTGATTGATTTAATTGGATGGTTAAAGGTGGGCCCTCCAGGATTCGAACCTGGAACCAACAGATTATGAGTTCGATAGTACCTTGTTTTTTATTAATTTTTGTTGTTCGTGACTTATTTATTTTCAATTACTTAGCTGGCCTTTTGTCTTTTATTGTTTTTTATTGCTTTTCTTGTCTGCTGTCAAGGTTGCTGTCAAAAAAATTGTTCTTCCTAAATGCCTGCCTACTTCCCTTCCAAGCCCGATATCAAAATACCAAAATACCAGAATACCAAAAACAAATAATCCAATTGTTGAAATGAAAAAAGCCACCTTGTGACGGGTGGCTTTTTTTATTTTCCAGGATAAAAATCGTTCTGCAGAAAAGGTTATTTGTTTTCTGAACGCTCCTTCAACTTCTGCCCAACTCTGGTAGCAATGTTTTTAGCTTGCTGGACGGCTGTCAGCAAATCGTCGTCTGGAAGGTTAAGTATATCCGCTGTTGTTCTTAAAACACGATAACCAAGATTTATTTCTTGCCCTCTGTTGGTCACCATGTCTATTAATTCTTTCACCAATAGCTCTTTTGCTAAATGTAGCCTGCCCCCATCTTTGATAAACTTCTTACCAGCAAGCCAAATAGCTTCTGCTGTTGTTCCCATTTTTTGCAAAGCATCAATAATATCATCTGGCAATTTGTCACCAAGCACAACATTATCAACCATGTTAACTGCGTTGATGGCAATAGCAGCTAAGCCAAAGGTTTTCTGAGTACCTTTATTAATCTCTTGCTCGACTATCTCTTTCTCATCTTTAGAAAGGTTTGTGCTTTTAGCGAAAATCTCAACAAAAATACTGCCAGCCAGTTTTCCTACTGACTTAAAAGCGTTGCCAATCTTGCCGAAAAATCCTTTAAGATTCATATATTTACTCCTATTAAATTGTTATTTGTTTGATTTGTTATTTGTTTAGTCTTTCTATGACTAGAAGAATCTGCCCGAGTGCTGTGACACTCTTAAATATTTGATAGGCTGGAACTAAAATCTTTTTGATACCTTTTTGTTTTGGCGGGTTAACAATTGGATCTATAGTTTTCACACTTAATGCTGCAACTTGGCCGGTTACTACTTCAATGTTGGCTGACGTTTGGCCTAACTCTTTTGTGGTTTTTTCCAAATTAGAAACAATTAAAGGGATGTTTTCATCATTGGTTAGAATAGTGATTTTCTCGCTAGTTTTTCTAAGCTCTTTTAACATTGCTACAAGCTCTGGTTCGGTAGCAGTAATAAGGTTATTGATGCCATCCCCGTTTTGTTTGATCTGGC